GGTAGTTCTACTGAAAATTTTTCAGCAAATGCTGAAATGTCTCACTTATATAATTATGATAATATATCATCTCCTATCAATGTTTATACAGAAGATGGAAGTAATCGAAACTATAAACAAGTAATAGTAAAACTTACTTTCCCTGGGGCAAATAACGCAGAAAACTTTTTATATCTTCAACGATCATTCCCAACTAACACTAGTGGTAGACCAGCTTGGGCTGAAATTAATTGTAATTTTCTTAATACAAAAAATAGATTATATATGAGTGATTTACCATATTTAAGAATATTTAAATGTACCGATATTGGATTTTCTTCTAATCCAGAAAGAGGATTATATGCTATGAGTAATAACACTTATAAAATATTTGAAATCCCAACAAATCAGTTTTATAGTGCATACCAAACCTGGACAGATTCTACTTTCCCAGATGTGGATTTACCCGATTTAAAATCAGCTAATGCTGCCTCAATTAAAGGAATAACTGCAAAATCAATAGGACATATTAGTGCATCTAGTGGTACCTTTCTACAAAATGTAAATATAGGATTTTGCAAAGATCTAAGACTTAATTCAGGGCAGGATTTACTTTTAAATGCAAACATAAATATAAGTGGAAGTATTAATTCAACTGCAACTTCCTATAGAAGAAACTTTCAAAATTGTACTACACGAAGACTTGTTTTTTCTGCAATCCCTGCACAACCTTCAAGTATGGCTAATAATAATGGTTGTTTTACTGGTATGAAAAACTTAGAAGAAATGATAGTACCAGGCTTACAAAATGGTTTTAGTATTGCAGGTTCAAACATGAGTGCAACGGCATTAGATGCAATGTTTACAAGTTTAGGCACTGCTAATGGAAGTCAAACCATAACAGTAACTGGAAATCCAGGTGCTGCAACATGCACTACTTCAATAGCAACTAATAAAGGATTTACTGTTGTAGTTTCATAAAAAATAAAATAAAATGTATTATAGAGAAGACACACAAGAAGATGTTTGGTATATAGGTAATGAAATTAGATTCCCTGATGGCACTGTAATAAAAGATGGTGTACCTGATTCTTTTGATGATTGGAATTGGAGTGCAGAACCACCCCAAGAATATTTAGATTGGGTAGAAAAACAAAGACTTGAAAACTTAATGTTAGATCTTGAAGATGAAATATAGTTTTGTTTAAATATTTAGATTTATTATTAATAATTTTTCTAATTTCTTTATATATTTATAACAAAAAGGCATGGCTAACGTACCAATTTGGCCTGGTTCAAGTAATTTTTTTCCAGGCAATACCCCCTTCGGATTCTATGATAATGATTATCAATTCCAACAAGATGCAGATAAATTCGCAACATTTGCAGCTCGTCGGCTAGGATATCCTATTGTAGATGTAGAACTTCAAGATTTAAATTTTTATACTGCTTTCGAAGAAGCAGTAACTATATATGGCAATGAAGTATATGCCTATAAAGTAAGACAAGATTACTTGTCTTTAGAAGGAGTTGATATTGAAAATGATGTTCCCACAATAGATGGTAATCCTTCATTAGCATTTTCTTCTATTACCCCTAATATGGGAGTAATAATAAAGCTATCAGAACAATATGGTACTGAAGCAGGAACTGGAGGAAATGTTGATTGGCATACAGGTTCAATTGCTTTAACATCTTCAGTTCAAGATTATGATTTAAATGCTTGGGCAGTTAGTCAAGGGTATAAAAATAAAGATTTAGAAATTAAAAGAGTATTTTATGAATCCCCTCCTGCAATTGTAAAATTCTTTGATCCATACGCAGGTACTGGAGCTGGAGTGATGAATGTAATGGATAGTTTTGGGTGGAGTGGATATTCACCTGCTATTAATTTTGTATTAATGCCCCTTAACTATGATCTACAGGTAATTCAACAAATAGAAATGAGTAATACAGTTAGAAGATCTAACTATTCATTTGAAGTTCAAAATAATAAACTAAGATTATTTCCTATTCCTGATGGTTCAGTATCAAAATTGTATTTCCAATTTTTACTTAAATCTGAAAGATTAGCAAACAGTATATCAGGAAATACAGGTTCAATTGCAAATGTATCTAATGTTCCTTATACTAACCCAGTTTACACTTATATCAATTCAGTTGGTAGAAGTTGGATATTTGAATACGCTTTAACGTTAAGTAAAGAAATGTTAGGATATGTTCGTGGTAAATATACTACAGTGCCTATACCGGGCTCTGAAGTAACTATGAACCAACAAGATTTGTTATCATCAGCTACAGCAGAAAAAACAGCATTAATTGATAGATTAAGAGCATATTTAGATGAAACATCTAGAGAAAAATTACTAGAAAGAAGATCATTAGAAACAGAATACAGACAAAAGGAATTAAATCAAGTTCCTCAACCAATATATATAGCGTAATATGGCATTATTTGGAGCAAAAAGAGATATAAGTCTATTTAGACACATTAGCCGAGAATTGATGGGAGATATAATCACCCAACAATGTGCATTCTATAAGTATAAATTAGAAGAAACTAAGGTTAATATCTATGGTGAAGCTGCTGAAGAAAAATATTATATGGGTCCTGTTTTACTTGATTGTATATTAGAAAGAACTGATCAAGAATTCCCTGAAACAGATTTAGGTACTGATTTTAGTTGGGGTGCTACATTTAGATTCCTTAGAGATGATTTACTAGATAAAAATAAAGATTTCAATATAGATACAGCTCTTTATGGTGCTGATTTGGTTCCTGAAGTAGGTGATATTATATTATATCAAGATGGATATTACGAAGTAGATAATGTAAGTTCAAATCAATACTTTGTTGGTAAAAATCCAGATTATCCAAATGATGTAAACCCATTAAATCCTGGATTGGAAGACTTTGGTTCTTCTATTTCAATTATTTGTGAAACCCACTATGTACCAGCTGATAAGGCGGGGATTAGTAGAGAAAGATTTTTATAATGGCAGAAAGAGGAAGAAAACCAATACCTAAAACACAAAGAGAACTTAGTGTTTCACAACATGAGCCTTATGTTGACCCTGAGACAGGAGAAACCGCAGGCAATCCTAATAGTGCTGTTGATTTAAATAGGGGTGAACAAGTATCTTTTAAAGGTGATACTGTTAAACCATTTTCTTTAGGATTTAAAGAAATAGATGAAGCTCTATTTTATTATATGGAAAATATTATTAAACCAACTGTTCAACAAAACGGTGTGGTTCAAAAAGTTCCTGTAATATATGGTTCTCCTGAAAAGTGGAAACAAATTCAAAAAGATGGTTACTATAGAGATAGTAAAGGTAAAATTATGATGCCTCTTATTACTTTTAAACGTAACAGTATTGAAAAAAATCGTAGTATAACTAATAAACTAGATTCTAATTCTCCTAATAATATAAATGTTTTTACGAAATCTTATTCTAAAAACAATGCATATGATAATTTTAATATTCTAAATAATAAAATACCGCAAAAAGAATATTATGCTGTAGTAGTTCCAGATTATGTTACTATCACATATGATTTTATTATATCAACTTATTATGTAGAACAATTAAATAAATTAATAGAAGCATTTAATTACGCTTCTGATAGCTATTGGGGTGATCCTGAAAAATTTAAATTTAAATCTATGATTGATTCTTTTGCTACACCCATAGAACTAATTCAGGGTGGAGAAAGAGTAGTTAAAGCAACATTTAGTTTAAAACTATATGGGTATACAGTTCCTGAAACAACTCAAAATCAATTATCTTCTATTAAGAAGTTTAATAATAAAACTACTGTAGTTATTCAAGAAAAATTACTTTAAAATAAAAATTAAATATTTATAGTCATGGAAAAAAAAGTTTTAACTCAAGAAGAAATTAGTAAAATAAAAAAATTAAAACAACAATTTGAAGATCTTACAATAAATGCAGGTAATGTAGAAATACAAATTATGAACCTTCAATTACAAAAAGATCAAATTAAATCAAATTTGCAACAGTTACAGCAACAAGAAAAGGTTATAGCTCAAGAACTAGAGAAAAAGTATGGTGATGGAACCATTTCTTTAGAGTCTGGCGAATTTTTACCGAAAGGATAAAATTTTGAATGGTTTTTGTATATTTATAATAAAACATAAAATAAACATAAAATGGCAGAAACATTAATTTCCCCAGGTGTATTAGCAAGAGAAAATGACTCTTCACAAATCACCTCTCAACCAGTACAAGCTGGTGCGGCAATTGTAGGACCTACTGTAAAAGGTAACGTAGATATTCCTACACTAGTTACTACTTATAGCGAATATTTAGCTAATTTTGGTAGTACATTTACTAGTGGTTCAGATGAATATTCATTCTTAACTAGTATATCAGCTTATAACTATTTCCAAAATGGAGGTACTTCATTATTGGTAACTAAAGTAGCATCAGGTTCATTTAGTGCTGCTTCTTCATCTGCTGTAGCTTCTCAAACAGGATCTATTCCAAATGTATTTACATTAGAAACTTTAGGGGAGGGTACAATAATGAATAGTGCAGGCACCGAAGGAACTAATGGTAGTTTAACTAATGGTACTACAGACAATGTAAGATGGGAAATTGTTAATCCTGATACAGCAAACGGAGTATTCAGTGTAATAATTAGAAGAGGTAATGATACTAACCAAAATAAAGTAATATTAGAAACATTTACAAACGTGTCATTAGATCCAAAAGCTCCAAATTATGTAGCTAGAGTAATTGGAGATCAAACCCAAACAGTACAAGGATCAGGAACTGATGTTTATTTACAAACAACTGGGAGTTATCCAAATGGTTCAAGATTTGTAAGAGTAAGTTCAGTAACTGCAAAAACACCTGATTATTTTGATAATAATGGTGTAGCTAAAGATACATTTACAGGTTCAATCCCAACAGCCCAAAGTGGTA